TCCCCATCTGACGCAGCCAACCCGCGTCGTACTGAGCATTGTGCATAATCTTCGGGCAATCGGTTACGAGCTGCTTTCTCAACCAGTTTGTGACAATGCGCTTATCCAGATTTCCGCCGCCCAGATGAGCAATTGGTAAGTATCCAAACCAGCCCTCGACTGCGACAGCTATGCCGACAACCTCACCGTTCCCGGTGGGCCAGCCCGGGCCTTGGGTTTTAAGATCCGGGTCTCGTGTCTCAAGGTCTATGGCAATTTCTTTAGCGTCAGTCAGGTCAGGAAGAGGGTCAGGTGGAACCCACTCCGAAGGAGGGGTAAACAAAGGGAACTGTAATCTACTTATCGTGTTCATTCTCATACTCCATTAAGATTTCGACGTAGTGCCGGACTTTCTTTAAGTCCTCGATTCCCCCTTTTTCACGCCAGCGCGTGATGTATTTAACGATATTGCCTTCAATGAAAGGCAGCTCGTTTGCCAGAATGTATTCAATGGGCTGAATTTTCTGATTCTTATAGTGTTCGCCTGCAATTTGTTCTTCTAACGATTTCATAATGGGTAACTCCTGTAAAAGTTTTCGGGGGATACCGTAAATAAATTCTCTCTGGTGCGTGTCACAGCCACGTAAAAAACACGATGCAACGCATCCGGGTTGGTCTCTAACGTTTGTTCCGCCGCCACAGTCAGGTCTGTAAACAACACGACGTTATCGGCCTCACCCCCTTTTGCCCCGTGAATCGTGGACAATCGAATGCGAGGAGCTGCATTTAAATCTTCCCCCCGTCGTATCAAGGCGTTGACATACGCCCGGTCTACATCGGGCAGCTTATCCAGTGCTGTCTCCCAGTCCATGTCAAGCGTAGCCAACAAACCAAATTCATTTTTTAAACGCGCAAAGGTAAACATCTCATCGTCGTCCGCAAGTATACGCTTATGGCCCCGGGCTACACGCACACCGTTCCCTGTCATGTAGGCATACAATGTCTTAACTGACGTCAGATTGATCGGTTCGTTTTTCTGTAACTTTTGCCACGCATCCAAAGCGGTGCGGATTTTTAAAGTTAGGCTAGGCGACCCGCCGTGTTCAAAAAAGTAACCTTGCTGTTTTAAAAAGTTCCTGACAGGGTTCATAAAGTAACGAGCCTGCGCCAAAACCAGCCACGATCCTTGTTCAAACGTTAAGTTTTCAATCGTCTGCACAGTCTCTAACCGACCCATGTCCTTTCGCGGTAGATAGTTCTTCGGAAACCGGCGGTTTATTCGCTTGGAAATGCGTTCCGCCAACGTGTGAATGTTTGCAGGTATACGGTAACTTTGCTCCAACACCTCAGAGCCGCCCGGTAAATTAATAAAATGCTCGACGTCAGCCCCGGCCCACTCATAAATCGCTTGGTCATCATCGCCCGCGCAATACATGCGTTCTGATTTGTCATCGATTACGTGAGCTATTTTCCACTGCAACGGAGATAAGTCTTGAGCTTCATCCAGCATGGCTACTTTAAACTGCGGACATACGTTAGGTCCCATCTCGGAAAACAACTCCAACATATCGGTGTAGTCGTACAACCCGTGGATTTTTTTGTATTGATCAACCGCCCTAGACACGTAATCCACTTCGCGCCATGTGTGATCCACATTGGATTGATTATAAAGCTGTTGGAGTGGCATCATCTTTAGTCGCGCCAATGTAATCAGGCGCAACACCTCTGATTCTTTTCTTAACGCACTCGACAAGTTTTCATCGACTTCGTGCTGATGAGCTGCCGAAGAAACCAGTTCAAAACCAATCCGGGATTCAATCTCCCTGTAATGTTCTGACTGCATGAGCTGCTCTGATTTCAAACCAGTTAAGTGAAAAGCCAAACTGTGCATTGTCCTGAAATACGGTAGATCAGAACGAGGATCAAGCCCGAACCGTTCACAAGCCCTTTCCTTGGCTTCGTTAGCAGCCTTACGTGTAAACGCAAAGAAAGCCATTTGTTGAGACGGCACCCCGGCTGACAAAGACTTATCCACAATGTCCAACAACGTTGTGGTTTTGCCCGTCCCCGGGGGACCAAATATCCGCATCAAAACGGAACTTCCTCGTCGTTAGTAAACTGAGGAGTTCTGACCGACGTTTCCCCCATGGCAAAAGCTGGAATGGACCAGACGCGAATCTTCTTTCCCTGCACCCTCAACTGCTTAGCTTCCCCGTTTAAATCTCGCAGCCTCTGAGCCAATTGATGTGACTTGTAAACTTTAAAGTTAGCCTTAACCAGATAGGCTTCAAGGTCTTTAAGTCGAAAGTAAGTAACCTCTTCTTCCTCGTCCGTCCAAGGCCGCTTCAACAGGATATCTTCCTTGTCTTCTGCCCGCTGCATACCGGTGGTAAATTCTTCCAGATGGTCTACAAACTGACCCGTAATGCTGACGTCCTCTGAGACCTCCACAATGGAGCCTTCGGTATCTGTCATGTCACTGAGCAGCCCGTTAATTCTTTGCTCCCAGACAGCCTTCTGGGCCGTTCTAGGCAGGAAATTTAACTGCTCCACACAAGCCTTCTGAAAAGCCGCCTGATTCATCAAATCATCGGTTGCCAGCTCCAGCGGCTGACCGTTTACATCCAGAAACCAAACCGGTGGAACCGAGTTGTACTTACGAAGGTTAGCGATCTGAATGCCGCTCACTGCAGCATCAATGCCAAACTTACGTGTTCGACACAACTCCGGGTTACAGTACGCATTAATAGGCGCGTCTTTGCACTTGTAGGCGTAATCTTTCTTCTGGAGCTGCTTTGCTACAATATTTACTTCGTTTAGTGGCAGCGGCGGATCAACGTACTGCATGTTATAGTTAAGGATCTCCCCTTCCCATGAATCCGGGTACGCTTTGCGTAAATAAACCCCCAGATTAAACAAACCGTTGTTCCGTGCGCCCTCCCCTATCTTTTCTCGACAAAGAATCTGTAGACAAGGTGGCCCGTCAGGCACGGGCAATGTCTCGTCTTCATCGACGGTTAAAGCCAGCATCTGCTCATGCGTTTGCACGTGCGTATCTACCAGCTCAAAAAACTCATCTAACGTGGCTGCAGTCGCATCGTCATTGAATGCGTACCGCAAACCGCCTTCTGCATCGTAGTACGGGGTGTTTAAAAAGTTACCCACATCGCCACGATCTAGGTTCAATGTAATCTGTTTCGGAAATATCTCGCTGCCGCCATAACCTAACGCAGCGCACAAGTGGGTCAAAACCTCTTGCATGTCTTTAGCAGGCACCCAATCGTCGGTAAACAAAAAGACGTGTGCGCCTCCAGACTTGGAGCGGCAAACCACTAAAGGCAGTTTAAGCTGCCGAATTTTATTAATTAATGCTTTGTGGTCAAAGTTGTACTGGTCTATGTCTATGCAACCCCATTTGCAGGAGTTGTCTTCGTTGATCGGTATGATGCCAATGCTCTGGCCCTCACCAGAAAGATGACCTTGCCACAGTTCCGCAGTCCGGGGTTCCCTAACTACCGTCGCTTTGCCGGTAGACTTCCCGTTATTCTGTTTTCTTTCAACTTGGTAAGTGCCGTATGCCTGCTCTAACCCGTCGAAAATCCCTGAAAATCGTATATAATCCATAACGCCTCGCTGACAAACGCGGTGATCGGGAGAGCTACCGACCCTCCCGTAACGACTTCACCGGAGCCGTTTGGCCCCTTAGAAAGGAGCGTCATCCTCGTCATCCGCCCCGTCTTGGACGTGTTTAACTACTACATCCCCGGCGGAGATGGACTCAGAGAAAGCCTTTGCTGCACGGTAGATACCGGCGTCACCAACTTCGCTTTCGCGGGTGATGTCCCAGCCGTGCCACGAACCCTTGTCGTTCTTCTCTTGAAGCGTCTTCAAGTTATAAACAAAAGAGAATCGAGGTGGTTGAAACGCCACGCCGTCCTTGTTGTGCATCATCTGTGACGCAACCATGGAGTTCCAACGCCTGCTCTTCTTGAGCTGGGTGGACTTCATTGGTATCAGAGCCGTGTTGTACGTGCCGTCAGGCTCGATAATGAC